TAGCAGGAGAAGCGGACAACGAACGCTGGCTGATATGGCTGTACACGCAAGACAGCGAGGAAGAGGTCTGGCAGAATGAACAGAGTTGGTACAAGGCGAACCCATCCTTGGGTACCGTCAAGAAGTTCAGCTATCTGCGCGAACGCCTTGATGAGGCACGGCGGCAACCGAGCACCCGCGCCTTTATCCTTGCTAAGGATTTCAACATCAAGCAGAACGCCTCGGTCGCGTGGCTCTCGTTCGACCAACTCACCGACAACGACCGCTTCACGCTGGATGACTTTCGAGGTATGCCGTTCATCGGCGGATGCGACTTTGCAGAGACAACGGACCTCTGCGCGGCTGTAATCCTGCTAAAACGCCCGGATGAGAACAAGACGTTCCTCTATCCGCACTTCTGGATTCCGGAAAGCAAAGCAGACATCAAACTGCAAGACGGCGACAACACGCTGAATCCGGAGCGTAAAGACTACCGTGAGTGGAAACGGATGGGATATGTAACCATCACGCCGGGCACGGAAGTATATGTTGCTGACGTTGCCGAATGGTTCTACCAACTATATCACGAACACAAACTACTTCCGTTCAAAGTCGGGTATGACAATCGCTTCGCGATGGAATTTCGGAAAAAGTTCGATGAAATCATCGGTACGGACATTGCCGAAATCGTCAACCAAACCGCCGCGAGCCTGAGCGAACCGATGCGGGCAATGGAAGCCGAGCTTACAGCGCACCGAATCTGCTATAACAATAACCCCGTCCTGCGCTGGAACTTAGAGAATATCAGCGTTGAGACGGACAAATACGGGTACATCAAGCCAAAGAAAAACTTCGGAAACCCGCGCAACCGCATAGACGGCGGAGCGGCGGCGTTGAACGCTTTCGCCATCTTACAGCGCAACCGAACAGAATATACAGAACTGATCAAAATATATGGGCAAAGCCTGCCGGAAAGGAGGAACAATGGGGCTGAGCGAATGGATTAACGGACTATTCAAGGGCAAGAAAGCAGAGAACGGGCAGAATTGGTTGAGAGATACATCCATTCTGAGCGGGTACACCCTGTCAGAGGACGGATGGCTTGAACGAGCAAGCGGGAAAGACGTATACGCCTCTGACGTCGTATTAAACGCAATGGACAGAGTGGCGACCGAGGCAAGTAAAATTGAAGTACGCTCTGTGGTAAACAAACCAAACGAGGTACTTGTACAGAATGATGACATCACGCGTTTATTCCGTTTCGGGCCGAACCCTCTGCAGACCGCAACAGACTTTCTGTCTGCAGTAATGTGGATTCGCATGAAGTACAACAACGTCTTCATCTATCCGCAATACGAGATTGTCAAGGACGCTTACGGGTACAGCACCAAACGATACACCGCTTTCTGGGTGCTGAAGCCCGTGGACTTTGAGGTAGGAACGGACACCTCCGGGAACGTTTGGGAAATCAAATTCCACTACTCGGACGGGAATGATTACATTTTGCCGTACAGCAGCCTCCTGCACCTGAAATGGCGCAGAGGCGTAAATCTATTCAAGTGCGGCGGGGACGATGAAGGGCGACCGCGAACAGAGGATATGCTTCATAGCGTCGCCGCGCTGAATGCCACGATTGAAGGACTGCCCAAGGCAATTGCAAGCAGTCTGCAGGTCAAAGGTGTCTACAATGCTAAGTCATTGCTTGACAGCAGCAGACAGGCAGAGCAGAGACAGAACTTTGAACACCATATCATAGACTCAAAGTTAGGTATGGTAGTCACCGACCTGGCGGGCGAATTTACTCCCGTCAACATGATGCAGCCTACCATCAGCGAAAACTTGGCGGCGTTCATGCGCTCTGGTGTCACGCAACGTTACGGCGTGAGCGATGCTGTACTAAACGGCGACTACACCTCGGCGCAACACTCTGCGTTTTTCCATACGACCATTGAAGGCTTTATGGCTGATTTTTCACAGGAATTTAGCAGAAAACTGTTTACACCGCGCGAGCAGGACATCGGGCACCGCGTCAAGTGCTACTACAATTCGTTGCAGTACATGGGCGTAACCGAGAAAGAGGAAATGGCGAAACTTGCTTTCAACGTTGGACTGATGAGTATCAACGAGGTGCGCGAGATGTGGGGCATGACCCCAATCCCCAATGGGGAGCGTTATCTACAATCGCTTAACTATGTAGACACGGGCATTGTCAATCAGTACCAACTTGACCGTGTAAACGACGGAGCAAGCGCAAGTATAGACACGAAAGGAGGAAGCAATGACAATCAACAAGGAGAGCCTGGAACGGCGGATGATGCCGCTGGAGATTCGGCAGAGCGAAGCAGAACCGAATAAAATGACCATCGGCGGATACGCCATCCGCTTTGACGAGCCGCAAACATACACATTCGGCGACACGAATTACACGGAAGTCATCAAACGCGGAGCCTTAGACGGTGCAGATATGCGCCGCGTCCCGCTGCGGTATAACCACAATGACAGCGTGCTGGTGATGGCGCGTACCAAGAACAACAGCCTGAGACTGACTGTTGACGAGCAGGGATTGTATATCGAGGCAGACCTGATTGACACGCAGACGAACCGCGACCTCTATAAATGCGTCAAAGAAGGGCTGTTGGATGAAATGTCTTTTGCCTTCACCGTTGCGCCGAACGGTGACACATGGAGGTATGAGCAGAACGGCGACAACGTCACGAGAGAAATCAGGTCGATAGACCATCTTTACGATGTGTCCGTTGTCGATAATGGATTTTACGAGACAACCTCTGTATGCGCGCGAGCCGCAGAACACTTGGACGAGTGCAGAGCGCAAGCGCAGATACAGCGATTAGAAATAGCCAGAGCGCGTGCTTTGGCATTAGCAAGCGCATAAACACAAGGCATGGACGTGCCTGAGACGTGCGGACGCACGAGAGCGCAAAGTGGAGCAACGATGAAAGATAAACTTAACGCAATGTTGGCAGGCAAGACAGCCCGCAAGGCGGAAATCGTGGAAGCGGTGAAATCTTCTGAGAATTTAGAGGAAATCAAGTCCATGACCGCCGAATTGGAAGGTCTAAACGGTGAAATCCGCGACCTTGAGACCATGATTAAGGGTTTACCCGATGATGATGAAGTCCGAACCGCGGCGGTGACTGCTGTTCCGGAAGTAGTAAAGGAAGAACAAAAAATGGAAAACTTCGCAACCGTCAAGACCGATGATACCAAGGTCTATCGCTCATTCGGTGAGCAATTGAACGACATCAAACGCGCCGCCATGGGTTACGGCATCAGCCCCGCGTTGGATAAAGTACAACGTTCCGCGGCAGGCATGAATGAAGGCACAGGCGCGGACGGCGGTTTCCTCGTGCAGACCGACTTCGCTGGCGACATCTTGAAATCCGCCGCTGAACAATCCGCTCTACTTTCTTTGGTTGATAAATATCAAATCAGCCAGAACAGCAACGAAGTCTACTACAACGTCTTGGACGAAAGTGACATTTCTTCTCATGTCTATGGCGGTGTACAGGCTTACTGGGTGAACGAAGGCTCGACCATTACTTCTACCAAGCCGAAATTTAAGCAGTTGCGCGTGGCGTTGAACAAGTTGTGCGCCTTGGCTTATGTCACCGATGAACAGATGGCGGACGCTTCCTTTACAGGACAAATCCTGCAGTCCGCGTTTGCCCTTGCCATCGGGCGCGAAACCGATAAGAAGATTATCGACCTGATTGTCGCCAACGCAGGCACCGTCACTGTCGCCAAAGAATCCGGGCAGACCGCCGACACCGTCAACGCGCTGAACATCATCAAAATGCGCAACGCGCTGCTGGCAAACAGCCGCCAGAACGCGGTATGGGCAATGCACCCCGATGTTGCCGCCGAACTTCCGCAGATGTACTTGGCAGGTACTCACTCCGACAAGTTCATCTATATGCCGCAGAACGGCATCAGCGTGCGCGGCTATGATACCTTGTTCGGCCGCCCGATTATCGAAAGTGACTTCTGCTCTGCCATCGGCGATAAGGGTGACGTGCTCTTCTTTGATCCGAAAGAAATCCTCTGGATCTACAAGGGCGCGACTGAGTTCGCTTCCTCCATCCACGTCAAGTTTGACACCGCCGAGCAGGCGTTCCGCGTCATTCACCGCTGTAACGGTATCTGCAAACGTTCTACCGATGTAACCATCAAGAACAGTTCTACTCACCGCGGTGCTTACGTAACCTTAGCCGCCCGCGCATAAGAGGTGCAATATGGCATGCAGAATTTCTGAAGAAATCGAAATCAAGAGCGTCATCGCTCCCGTTGCCCAGTCAGCTGGCGGCGATAACATCGGAAACTACATCAAGGCACCTGAGTATGGGCACATTGACTTTCTCGTGCGCTCGGGCGCACTTGCTAAGGATAAGACTGTAACCGTGGAAGTCTATCAGGCTTCTGACACTTCCGGCACGGGTGCTGCGGAAATCACCTCTTACGAGAAAACAGTCACCGGCGGCGCGTCCGGAAACACCGAAGACCAGTTCGTTATCAGCGTCAACACTCCTGACGTAACCAAAGGTTATGTCACCGTCAAGGTGTCGAACACCGCCGCCGCCGCTGTTCCGATTGACGCAGTAGCGTTGGTCTACAAGCAGGTCTGCAAATAAGAAGCGAGGCGCAATATGGCTATTCTGGATGATGTAAAACGTCGTCTCGGCATCTACTACACAGACACGAACAAGGACGCCGAAATCAACGACATGATAGCCGCGGCGAAAGCGTTTCTGGCAAGTGCAGGATGGCCGGTTGCCGACCTTGTGCTCGGAGCAGAAACGCCGAACGCGGCGGAAGCGATTGTACTTTGGTGCAAGATGGCGCAAAACATTGACGCTTCCGAGATGCGGGTGAACCCTATCCTCGTTGCGCTAATCACCGCGGCACGCAACACAACAGAGGACAGCCCTGTTATTCCTGAAC